TACATTTATAGAACAGCAATAATGTCATTAAAGAATACCCTAGTATTTGGATTAGATGTAAACGTATCACTTGCTGACGTTCTTAATAGACCAGAGTGTCTTAGGAATTTGAATCTAGATACAAGAGATCTGGAATTGATACGTGGTCTTGGAGCATCGGGAGCATCAGCAACTTCTGATGATTTTCAGTCTCTGTCTAATTTATCTAGACCAGTAATAAGAACTTTTGATAGATATGCATCAGATACAAATTTGTATTTGGGTATTCTTGCAGAGAAAGCTGGTGCTGATGCACAGCAACCAGGAAATTTAGATATTGCTGGTAATACCGCAGGATCATCAATTAGATTTCAATTTTTAGAAGGAAAAATTCAATCCAATACTGCAGCAACTTTAAAGTGGGCTGATATTTCTACATCGCGTGTAAGTTCTTGGAGTAGTTTGCAAGTAGGATCTCAACCAGCAGATACTGATCCTATTTTATTTGGTGGTAAAGTTACAGTTGAAGGCAGTATTACTACTGGGAGATTGAAGTCAAGAACTCAAGCTACTCTTCGAGAATTTGATTCTGAAGTTCCTACTCACAAAATAAAATTAAATCTTAACGGTGTAGATCGTTATGTATATGCAATGAAAGGAATACCTCTTATTTTTAGAGGATTTTTTAGAAACGTTGATGTAGATATTCGCTTGACAGGACTTGTTGCAAACAATTCCAAAGTATCATATAAGATCAGACCAACTGACGGAACAGCAGTGGAAAAATTTGCTGATGTTGGATCACTGCGATCACTTCTTCGATATAGATCTGCATTTGCAAAAGAACGAGACATTGAAGTTTATTATGATCCTAGAAAAATAAACTATATTACCTTGGCAAGCATAGGTTTGCAGGAACTTCCTGCTATTAAAATACCTTCTTTGTTGACTCTTAACATTAATAATAATAATCTTAGAGAGTTTCCAGATTTTAATTTCTTTTGTGAAAATATAAAAGCTTTGAATGTTAGAAATAATGGATTTTATTTGAGTGCTATAGAAAATGAAAGGAAGTTCAACAGTAATATCTTAAACAAGATACCAGACACAGTAACTTCTTTAGATATAAGAGGATGCTTTAGAGGATCTATTTCTTTTTCTAATCCAGATGATCTTGCTACAGCATTGCCAAATTTACAATCATTAAATATTTCTAGAAATGGTTCTTTGCGATTTTACCCAGATCAAGATAGTTTATCACAAGATGGTGGGTTAGTTCTTCCACTTGTATCAGAAACTGTTACTAGTTACAATGCAACTAGTAATGATTTTAGAAGATTTCCTTTAGATTCTGGGGATGGATTTAGTATTAAAACTTTACCAAACTTAGTAAGTTTTAATCTCTATGGTAATAGAAATTTGTTAGATGATGGGTTTACTCTTCTAACAAATTCAATAAGAACTGTTGAAATTGGATATACAAGGATAAGTTTCCCACCACTACAGAACCAAACTAATCTAACCAGGGTTGGTTATCAATATAATGCAAACACTTCTGCAGAATCATCTCTTTTTATTCCAGGATCAGTTGATAATACTGGATATAAGTTGCTTAATTGTGCAAATTTAGATACTATACAAGTTCGTAATTCTAGATTATCTGGATATATTCCTAGATTTCAAGGCAATAAAAAACTGAGGTATATAGATTTTCGATTCTGTAATAGATTAACTGGAGGAAGACCTGATAAGTCTACAACTCCAGGAGATCCTGAATATAAATTATTATATAATGATACTTTCGAAGATACTGCCTTACAGTATGTTTATATTATTGTCAATAATATAAATTTTACAGGAGAGCTAGAGCAAGACTGTTTGCAATCAATTAGTTCTACTCTATATTATTTTTATTTTATTTCTTATGGTAGAGCAACTGGTGATTTCCCAAGCACTTCAGGACTTGGTAACTTAAGATACTGTAGATGTCAATTTAATGGATTTACAGGAGAATTGCCTGCACTTGGATCATCACCAAACATATATTATATTGATTTTAGTACTAATAATTTTACTGGAGATATTAACTATAGTAATAGAAATAACTTGCAGTTTATTTTTTGTAATACTAACCAGTTAACTGGATTTGGATCTCAATTTGGTGGTCTTTCTAAACTTAGATATTTGTATTGTTCTACGAATAGTTTTGCTGGACAATTACCAGACCTTCAAACTGCATGTCCAAATTTAGAAAGATTTATTTCTAGTAATAACTCTCCTGGTTTTAGTTCTTATTTGAGAGGGACATTTGTTAACTTACCTAAGTTAAGAATATTAGATTTATCAAATAATAATTTGAGTCAAACTGATATAGATAATATACTATTTGATCTGGTTGAAAACTATCAGGAAGCAAACCGATCTGGAGCTAATATTAATTTACTTGGTAATTCTTCTCCATCATTTAGCACTGATCCTGAAATTTATACTGGATCACAAGCAAAAGAAATTTTACAAGGTGTTGGTTGGATAGTTCAAACAGACTAATATGGCAATTTTAAATCAGGGATTCGTTCAAGAGCTCAATCTTGATGAAACAATAGACGAAGCAAAAGCAATTAATAATTTAGCAACTGGATCTTTATCAGAAGATCTTACTGTGTTTGCTGGTAATACTTTAAATAAATCTGAATTTATTTGGATTAATCCAGGAAGTGCAACAGATACTGGATATTCTTTTGATGCTACTGAAAGTTTATTTAAATTTGATACTTTGATTGCTTATGGTAATGGTGATCCTATTAAAGAAATTCTTCCAGTTCATTTAATTGCTGATGCTAACTGGACACCCAGTGGACTAAGTGGAATTTTAACTTTAACAACTAATAGACCACATGGTATTTCATCTACTGCTCCATATCCAAATATAGATATAAAAGAAACTCGTTTTGATATTGCTGGTAGCTCAGTTAATGGTAATTATCAAATCCAATCCGTTCCTGCAAATAATCAAATAACAATTACTGTAGATTTAGATCCTGGAACTATTCGACCATCATCTATACTTAATTCATGGATAGAAAGTAGTCTATTCCCAATGCCAAATCCTTTAGTGAAAAATATATTATACTATGTTGTATATTCTAATTCCACTAACCATTTTAAAATTTCGGATTCTTACGTTGAACGAGGCATGAATACATTTGTCTCTATCACAGATCCAATAGTTACTGATCTAATTTTTGTTAGAAAAAATGAAGTAACTCAGGAAAATATATTACTTTTAATACCACCTGAAATTCAAGATGAGGATTTTAGATATGATTCTGTATCGGGAGAAACTATCGATGAAAAATTTCAAAATATAGAAGCTAATATTGATAGTTCTACATTTTTAAGAACAGTTAAGTATAGAACTGATATTGATAATAACTTTAAACAATCAATAAGACTTGAAGGACATTTGAGAATATTTGATCCTGATAGTTTTAATCTAACAACAGAAAACTTATATGAAGAAAAAACAGGTATTTATATATTAAATCCTTCTTCATCATTAGATGATATACAAAAATTGAGAGCATTCTCCAGTAACGCTAATCCTTGGTTAGATGATAATCCTGGTGGATCTAGTGGTAGTCTTACTACACAGTCAACTGAAATGAATATAGGTGATTTGAAATTGGGTGATGGTATATCTACATCTTCATTCGCTGGGTTGCAAAATATTAATCCTGCATCCAATTCTGATGAGACAGTATTCACTCATAAACTACCAGTTGACGTTAATGGTGAGACATACTTTTTTCTATTAAGATCCTAATAAAATTTCAAAAGTATTATCATTAGCATCTAAAATAGGAAGAGTATTTGATACACTATCATTAGCTGTATCTACTGTTGTTATATCTGCAGATGGTATGATTAATTCCAGATCATTATAAGTCAATTGAGCAGAAGTATTTGGTGTAGTGTTATCTGACAAAACCATCTTTATATTTTTTGGTGTAGTCAAACCTTCGCTGTTAGCATTGAATGGAGGAGCAGTATCTGTTGGAACAAAACATATCTCTTTATTGACACTGGTTGGTGAAAATGTCATGTTGGTGATGACACTGCTAGTAACAGTTATTGACTGAATCAATCCTTGTGATAGTGTAACGACGTTACCAACTACTGTTATAGATGCATTACTTCTATTTTCAATACCTCCCTGAACATTTAGCTCTGAAAATGGAGTCTTTGGAACTAAGTGTGCATACATTCCTGTTGTCAAACCAGATGTATCTTCTAATGTAATTTGAGTTGCACCTACTGGATATGTGTAATCATATGATTGTCCAGCAGGTGGAACTATTCTTTTTGCATAAACGTTTTCACAAAATGCATCTAAAGATTGATTAACTAAAGCACTATCATAATAAACGTATATGCGACCACCATCATTATCTACATTCAGTGGTTGACTGGTTAATATTGTTCCAGTGCTGTCATCGTAATCAACAATTCTTGCCCAATTAGTTCCTGTATAAAATTCTCCTACTACTACGTGTCCTGGTCTTATTCTATCTTCATTAATTAAAAAGTTTGCCCCAAAAATAGTATTACCAGTAGAAGAACTGAAATTTCCATATGCAACCAATCCTCTATGATCTGCAAAAGTTATTGTTTGATTAGATGCACTTACTGAAGAAACCCCATCTAATATGACACCTTCTTGAAATATTACATCTGAAATTCTTGTTCCAGCTGTAATATTTCCATCAAAAACGGCATACATACCGATTAATAGATTGTCTACATTTGAAAACCTTAAAGTAGGAGAGTTCTGTATTTTTCTAATACTACTTTTTGTTATTTCTACATCAGAAATAGTTTTTGGTGGTTCGTAAACAGACGATATAGAACCAAGAGTATTTACACTTCGATAATTATCTCCATTAGTAGTATCTCTTGTTGTTCCTATAGTTCCACTTCCATCGATTTCTGTTCCGCCAACAGATATTGAGTTGTCAATATATTTTTTGAAATCTCCTTCGAAATATCCATCAAAATAATTTTCATCATATAAATTGGTATACCTTAACTGTTGATTTTGATTGCCAGAAGGACCAATGTCCTGAACTCGGAAAGTTTTTGTTACATTACTTCCTGCAGGAATAGAATTTTCATCGACAAAAAACCTCATCCTTACTGGATACGCTTTAAATTTTTCTAGAGTTCCTACGTTGATAGTTTTTGATCCTTCTACTCCAGGTTCTTTTGTGAATGTTACATCAGTATTAACTAGAGATGATGTAGCTACATCACTCATTGTAAATCGTTGATTGTCTTCGTCAACACTTTCGATAATTGCATCAGAACCAAATCCATCAGAAAGAGAAATCCCTGTCATGATGTATACCATGTCTGATTGATTTGTTACATCAACAACACTGCTATTTTCTGTTATTGTTACATTAATATCTTTAGTTGATTCTGTCCATTGAGAATACTCTATGTATGATCCAGTTCTATCATCCCACAAAGTTCCTAACTCTAATGGAGAATTATTAAATTCGAATGTATAAAATCCGTCAGTTGAAAATCTAAAACGGAATTCTCCACTGGTTCTTGGTTTGTATAATCCACTCCATTCAATGCCACCAAACAGAGATAAATTACTTGAAGTTAATTTATCAGCAAATGTAAAATCTCCTCTTTCCCAGAAGTTATCTTTAAAAGTTTCTGTTCCAGAAAATCCAGTAAACAATCCATCACCATCTCTTGTTATCTGTAGGTCATCATAGTATCTTGCAGTTAACCCATCACCACCAAAGAAAAATGGATCAGATACAGTAAAGTATGATCTATCAAATCTATTTTCGATAGTAATTAGTGGTTCAAAGACTTCAAATTCTCCTGTAGTTGAAGTAGATTTTACTGCGTTGTCAGCAATTTGCACAAAATCATTTTGTGTGATGTTACTTGTAAATATTCCTCTAATACAATCTAAATCTTCTGAGACAAATTGTTCTTTGTCCGCTTTTAAACCATCTAAAATATTATTTAATGCTAATCTTTCATTCGGAACATCAGACAAGTTATTCACTCGCTTTAATCCAAATTTGGTAAATCTTTTTGCTGGCATTGATGTCAGTGATAACTTTGTCTTTATCTATTTATTTTAATAAATAGCCGTGCCTCATAAATTATCCTCATGGCAGAAACTCCTAATAAAGAGAAGCCAACAAAGGAAAAGTTTGATTGGGCAGACGAAGGTCTATCCGCTTTGGTGCGAGTCGTTATTCTATCGTGGTCAGCAGCAATTCTTACACTAAATTATGTAACTATTCCTGGCTTACAACAGAAACAAATTGATCCTACATTTATTGCCAGCGTTTTTACAGGAACGTTAGCTACTTTTGGGGTTCAGGCAGCAAAGAAGAAAGACGAAGAACCTAAAAAAGAGGAAAGAAAAGATGCAAAAATTGATTAATGTCATTGCTTTACTTTCTGGTTTGGTATCTCTCAGCGTCGTTGGCGGTGGGGTTTATCTCTATAAGAATGCTGGAGTTCTTGTGGAAGAAGCTAGAGCAAAAGCAACAGAAGAAGTCAAGAAAGCAGTAATGTCTGCTGTTCCTGATATTGTAGAAGGTCTTATGCCAGAAGTTCCTGAAATTCCTTCAGCAACTGGCAATGTTATTCCATCAACAACTGGTCCCGCTATCCCCTTCTGACCATGACGGTATTCAACCACGAAAAGGAAGATTATATCCCAGCACCATTACCTGAGAAGAAGTCTTCTCTTTTAAAGAAGGTAGCAATTGGTGTTGGTGTTTTGTTTGCTGCATCCCACATTGGACTTCTTGGTTATGTTCTGAATAGAGAGACACCAGAACCAGTTCAACAACCTCCTACATTTAATCTTCCCCGTGGTCCTTATTCATCTTACAGAATTAAAGCTGGTAAAGATGGATATGAAATTGAATACAGAGCAGACGATCCTAAAGTTTTATCATCCGAAAGATCTTTGGATGTAGATAAAAATAAGAAAGGATGGTTTGGTGGTAGTTCTGAACAAAGAACTGAATATCGTCGTGATGAATATACCAGAGAAGGCACCCGTAATATGGGGGCAGGAGGCGCTGTAGCAGACGGCGAGGGAAAGTCTGCAAAAGACATCGAGTGCATCGTGGCGGACGCTGGAGCACGGTCACAAGGTGCGATGGCGGGTAGTGCTCTTGCTGCTGGTGTTGCTGTTCCTGCTCTTGCTGGTATCCCCTATGTTGGATGGTTAGCAGGTGGTTGGGCACTTCTTTTGGGTCAGAAGATTGGATCCGAAGCAGGGTCACAAGTCGGATCAGTATTTAATGACTGTTAGTGTGAGAATTTTCTGAATCCTGTTAAATAATGGAAACTATGGAGACATTATGGCACAATCTGCTTATCGTAAGAAAATGAAGAAAGATGCTTCGGATCAATTCTTTCTTTATGTTGCCTTTCATTCTGCTTGGACTGCTGTTATGAATTTTTTTAATGACTAATGGAAATACCTGATATTAGAATTCGTAAATTAGATATTCCTGATATAAGGGTGTTTGATATAAACACTCCTTCTGGAGTATCTAATTCTATACCATTTGCTCCACCTGTTACAGTAAATATTGGTCTTCCTATTGTTGATCTTCCTGGGTGTGTGGAGGCTAATAAAGAAAGAAATCCAAAAAACACATCCCTACTCGAAGATGACGAAAGAGGAACTCTTACGCTTTGCGATTCTGGTGTCCCTAGTTTTAATCCTATTCAGTTTGAACCCGAACAGGTAATTCCTACTAGACCAGCACCTGTTCCTAAGACAGATACTCCAGACAAACCAGCACCAGAAATACCAACAGCACCAGAAGTTTCTTTACCTAAAATACCTGAAGTAGTTGTAACTACTTGTCCTACAAGAGAACAAGAACTTCTTAATCCTATTGGTAAAGTTCTTGAGGGTAATAAAAAAATTGTTGGTTATGAATTAGTTGGTGAAAAATGTATTGAGGTTACAGAGAAACTTACTATACCTCAGCAAATTATTACTAACATACCTAACGCTGGCATGGTAACAACAACAGCATCGATTGCCGTAGTAGCAACTACATCAGCACTCATGGCAAAACCGTTGGCAGACATCCTACTAAAGGTTGTCAAACCAACGGTTAAGAAAATTATTAAAAAGATTGCTGCTATCAGGGGGAAGAAGGCAGAGATTTTGTCTGTAAAGGAGCGCCAAGATCAGCAGCGTTTGTACTCACACGCCCTGAGGAAACTGAAGGGGAAGGAATAGAATGACGATGGGGTGTAATATAATTTTTATCTCTCACCATTACATCAGCACATATAGAATAATATGGTGACTTCGGACTAAACATGATACCGTCCTTCATAAGCTGACCGCAATTCTTTAGTCTTGCAATCTCAAAATCTAATCTTTTATTGGCAGCTTGCTGTTTCATCAATGCGATGTTAGCAGAAGCTGCTTCTTTACATTGATCTTGTAATTTTTTATCTAATGGTTCAGACCATGTAACAGAAAAACCAACGCTAAGATTATAATTATCCTTCTGTCCTGTTCTTGTTTTCTTTTTGAATAAAATTCTACCAGGGTTATCGATGATACCATCTCCAGTTGGATTTCCATCAGAATCAAAAGCACCAAAGTTATCACTTACATCATATACAGGATCATCAAAGAATGGTTCGTAAGGTTTTTGTGCTGATGCACTACCAGTTACGAATGGAGTAAAGTTTCTGGTTGGTCCCTGACACTGGATCCCAGACCCATAGGTGTTTGTAATGTAGGGTCCTTGTAAAACTTGGATTGCCTGATTTGTAACAGAGCCTGAAGAATTAGCAACAGGAGAAGCTGTGGCGCTAACACCACCCACAGTTTCAGCGATTGCCGCAGTCGGGGATAATAATCCATAACCAATTACTGAGAGAAGATAGAGGTGCTGTCTGTTGTGCTTGTGACTTCTGTTACTCTTTGAATGATTGTTTGATTTTGTAAACCAGGACCTGAATATGTTTCTGTGAACTGAAACGCTGCTCCTGGTGTTGCTTGTGTGAAGTTTGGTCTGTTTGTAATTCCTGTCCATGTTGAAGTCACCCCATCTATAGTTACATTATTTGCTCCTGTTCCTGGAGACAATTTTCCATCTGCTTTAATTCCACTACCAGTTACTGAATATTGATAACCAGTGTTGTAGTCCATCGAGTTGATGGTTTCTGTAATTGTTTGTGTTGTTTCTGTACGACTAGTTAAAGATCCTTGAGTAAAATTAGGAACCACAGGGACTGCCTGAGCAGTCCCATGTAGTGAACCTAAAATTAAACTGAGACCGAATGCTTTCTTCAAACGATCCATGATAAACCTCAATCAATAACAGTAATCTCAGATACAAATTGTCCAATTGCAGTAGTTCCAGCTCCACCTGCAGTTACCGTAAGAGCACCATCAATGCCGACAGTACCAGCAAGTGAACCAGCAACACCAGAACTGGAAGAAACTTGTCCAGTTAAATTGCTAACTGTTCCAATGGTAGGAGCAGAAGTTGGGATTGCATCTGCTTCAATGAAAGATTGACTGAATGTGAAAGAATTTCCATCCGTCGCCTGTGTAGCAGATATGTTGCCTGGATTAAGAACACCGCTAGTTATTGCACCAGTAGAAATTGTTCCTGCTGTAGTTCCGTCTGTAGTATTCACTCCGTTGCCAGAGATACTATAAGAAGATCCGACTCGGTTTACAGTAGTTTGTGCTGCATCAACCGAAAGCTGAACACTAGAAGAGAACTTCGTAACAAGTCCACCAGCTTCTGCAGCGCCAGCGGTCATCAGTAACATTACGACAGGGAGAATTTTTTTCATAACCGTCATTAATTTGGACCCGTATTTATTTATGCTTGCTTGACCCTTGACAAAATTTTACATTTGCTATATACTTCTGTAGTATTTCGTTACAAAACACATGACTGTCACCACAAACGAGTATGGTCAGAACAATCTGTTCGCTAAAGAACCCCCTATGGTTGTGGAGGACTACAATCGTAAGGGTCTCTTCTCCCCAATGCAGCAACGTGAGATGTATAATGGACGTTGGGCAATGATGGGAGTCGTCTCTGGGTTGCTTTCTTACGCAATTACTGGTAAACTATTCTTTGGAATCTTTTGATTAATGCCCGATCCCAATGCTTTATATCAGGATATGCAGAAACTTGATGATTTGTATAACGAGCTACTGTGGCATCCTGATGATGAGTTACAATTCACACACGATGGTGAGAAGATCATCATCATAAACAAAACACTGGAGAACAAACAATGAAATTTGGATTTACCCCTGAGGCAGAGATCCTCAACGCTCGTCTGGCAATGCTCGGTTTCGTCATTGCTGTTGGCACCTACATGACTACTGGACAAATCATTCCTGGCATTTTTTGATAAATAAAAATCCAATTTAAGATTTTATCATGATCAAATCTATGTCGTTAGGTTTAGCATCATTACTAATTGCTAGTCCAGTAATGGCACACCCAAGAAATCCAAAGTTTCGTTACACATATTCATATCCTGAAAAAGATGTAATGATTCGTAAGGATTGGGAACGTTGCAAAAAAATTAAATATGTAACCAAGTATGATAAATGGGGATGGTATACTGAAAGAAAGGTTCTTCCACTCAAATCATGTTGGAGTGGAAAAGGACATAACCATGGAAATCCTGAAGTGAAAATTAAAATGATTTTTACGGACTAAATATAATTGAATATCGTCGCCGCAGGGAGAGTCTGGTCAGCATCAGACATCTCCCTTTTTTATTGAGAGGTTCTATGTTAGAAATGTTTCATATCTACAAAAAGAATACGAATGAATTGATCAGACACTGTGTGTCAGTCGATGAACTGGAACAAATGATTGCGAGAAGAGAGGTCAAATGGCTGGACTGGGACCTGGAACCATGCTATAGTGACTACTCACTCAAGGAGGAAGCATCATTCTGAATGAGTAGAAATGCTCTAATTTCAGGGGTTGACAACATTTCCTGACAGTGCTATACTAAATAGGTAAACAAATGTAACGAACCTCTAAGGTTTATTACGCACACCCCTCAAACCAAGACCTATAGGGTGTATAAACTACGTCTTTCATACCTCTGCCTGAGGGTGGCAGAGGAATAGTAAAACCACCATTTCCCTGATGGTCTTACTTTTTTGTATAAAAATGACTGCTACACTTTCACGTTCAAATCAACAATCCGCTTGGGAAAATTTCTGCGAGTGGATTACTTCAACTAACAATCGTCTTTATGTTGGTTGGTTCGGCACACTGATGATTCCAACTCTGTTGGCAGCAACTGTTTGCTTCATCGTTGCGTTTATCGCAGCACCTCCCGTCGATATTGACGGTATCCGCGAACCCGTCGCTGGTTCACTTCTCTACGGTAACAACATCATTTCTGGTGCTGTTGTTCCTTCTTCCAACGCAATTGGACTTCACTTCTATCCCATCTGGGAAGCAGCATCTCTTGATGAATGGCTTTACAATGGTGGTCCTTACCAACTCGTAGTCTTCCACTTCCTCATTGGCGTCTTCTGCTATATGGGTCGTGAGTGGGAACTTTCTTACCGTCTAGGTATGCGTCCCTGGATCTGTGTTGCATACTCTGCTCCAGTCGCAGCAGCATCTGCTGTATTCCTTGTCTATCCTTTCGGTCAAGGTTCTTTCTCTGATGGTATGCCTCTTGGAATCTCTGGCACGTTCAACTATATGCTTGTCTTCCAAGCAGAACATAACATTCTAATGCACCCCTTCCATATGCTTGGAGTTGCTGGTGTCTTTGGTGGTTCACTGTTCTCTGCAATGCACGGTTCTTTGGTTACCTCTTCATTGGTTCGTGAAACCACTGAAACTGAGTCCCAGAACTATGGTTACAAGTTTGGTCAAGAAGAAGAAACCTACAACATTGTTGCTGCTCATGGATACTTCGGTCGTCTGATCTTCCAATATGCATCTTTTAACAATTCTAGAAGTCTGCATTTCTTCCTCGCTGCGTGGCCAGTGGTGGGAATCTGGTTTACCGCCCTTGGCGTCTCGACCATGGCTTTCAACCTCAACGGTTTCAACTTCAACCAGTCCATCATCGATGGTCAAGGTCGCGTCCTCAACACCTGGGCAGATGTGCTCAACCGTGCAGGACTCGGCATGGAAGTCATGCATGAGCGTAACGCCCACAACTTCCCGCTTGATCTTGCAGCAGCTGAGTCCACACCTGTGGCCCTGACTGCTCCTAGCATCGGTTGATATGATTGATGGTAGTTTCAACCCCCTCACATTTGTGGGGGGGTTTTTATTAGGTATTTCATCTCTAGCAATACCATTGATAGTCGTGGTATTATTGTAAAGTTACTAAAGGTAAATAATTAATGGTCGCTTCAACACTACAACAACCAACAAGGGGGTGGTTCGATGTCCTGGATGACTGGCTTAAACGAGATCGCTTTGTCTTTGTGGGTTGGTCTGGACTCCTTCTTTTTCCCACTGCTTATTTGGCAATTGGTGGCTGGCTTACTGGCACGACGTTTGCTACAAGCTGGTATACCCACGGGTTGGCGTCTAGCTACCTTGAAGGTGCTAATTTTCTCACGGCAGCAGTGTCAACTCCTGCTGACGCTATGGGTCATTCTCTTCTTCTACTTTGGGGTCCTGAGTCTCAGGGAGATTTCGTCCGCTGGGTCCAACTTGGGGGACTCTGGGCTTTTGTGGCGCTCCACGGAGCCTTTGCTCTCATAGGTTTCATGCTCAGGCAGTTTGAACTTGCACGTCTCATCGGAATCCGTCCCTACAATGCGATTGCTTTTTCAGGTCCTATTGCCGTATTTGTTAGTGTATTTCTCATCTACCCACTTGGACAATCCAGTTGGTTCTTTGCGCCATCGTTTGGCGTTGCGGCGATCTTTAGATTCCTACTTTTCCTACAAGGTTTCCACAACTGGACACTCAACCCCTTTCACATGATGGGTGTTGCGGGTATCCTAGGTGGTGCATTGCTTTCTGCAATTCATGGTGTTACAGTAGAGAATACTTTGTATCAAGATGGTGAACAAGCAAACACGTTCAAAGCATTTGATTCAACTCAAGAAGAAGAAACTTATTCAATGGTTACGGCTAATCGTTTTTGGTCGCAGATTTTTGGTATTGCGTTTAGCAATAAGCGTTGGTTGCATTTTTTCATGCTGTTTGTTCCTGTTATGGGTCTCTGGACATCTTCAATCGGGATCATCGGTCTTGCACTTAATCTGCGTGCTTATGATTTTGTGAGTCAGGAGATTCGTGCTGCTGAAGATCCTGAATTTGAGACGTTCTATACGAAGAACATTCTTCTCAATGAAGGACTCCGTGCCTGGATGGCTCCAGTAGATCAACCTCATGAAAACTTTGTGTTCCCAGAAGAAGTATTGCCACGAGGCAATGCACTCTGATTCAGAATCTATACCCGCTTGGGTTTATATGGTGGGGATCTCTTTGATGATCTTCACCATTTTTTGTTTCTGTATCATGATCGCTGGGATGATCTATGTGTGACGTAGAATAAATAGAGGATGAGCGATAATATTAACTCATTCATTGAATGGGTTCTTAATGTCGTCCTCATTTTCCATCATGACTATTTCAAACGATAGGTTTGATCGTATTTTTTCCAGAATTAATAAACTGGAAGAAAGATTAGAAGATCTTGATCCTATTACAAAATATAAAAAAATTCAAAGAATACAAAATAGAATAAACAGACTTGAAAGCAAACTACCTCAGGATGAGTTTGAAATTACCCATCGTGGTGATGGTATGTTTGATATTCAAGTAACTGACTCACCATATGATGATACTTATATTGGTGGCACATCATTGAAGTTCAGTGTATCTGGAGTCAGACAAACTGATAAAGGAACACAACGTAGAACATCTAGTGTGATGATTCATTCTTTTGATAATGAAGAAGGATCAACTTTTGTTGGAAGTTCTAGTTTTGATAAGATCAGTAGTGATTATCCTGATGCTTCTGCTACTTTATATGATGAAAATAATCAAGCTTTAGCATCTATTGCTAAATTGGAGTAAACAAAATGACTGAAGAATACGGGCACATTTCTGATGCCTTTGATAATCTACCAGAAGAGGAACTTCTTATGACTGAATCACTGTCAAAAGGATTAACAATTAATTTTCAACCAGAATGCTCTGACTGGACATGTTACATGTTTGGAAACAGACCCGATGGCAAAGGGATTATTTATTACCCAGCAAAAGGACAAGTTCCCAATCGTTTCGTAAGATTTATGATGAAAGTTTGCTTCGACTGTCTTTGGGTTAAGGAGGAAAACTGACCACTTCCACAACTGTCACAGCACTCCTTGCACGGGGTGCTTTTTTATTGTATAATACTCTTGTAATCAATCAGGCACCATGACTTACGAAGCTGAAGTTCAATTCAAGTTCGATGCTACCTACACTCACGATTATAATCGTGGGTTTGCATCTCATCTTGGTGATGATGACTTCCTCCCTGAAGAGCATTTCCTGATCACTGCTCCTGCTGGTGATCTCAACTGTAAGCAGTATTTCAAACTGTTTGAGAAGTTTATGCTCTGTGTAGGTATGTGTCCCAGTTCTATTCGTTCTGGTGCTATGTCATTGGTATTCAATGATATGGTAAAAGAAGAAGAGCAGCGTAAGGTCTGTAAAGAGTATGAACTGACTATGGATGAAGATCTTCAAGATAAGTTTGAAGAGTGGAAGATTCGTGATGCTGAGGTTGAGCGTCTGATGAATAGTCACAAAGAGAATGTTGTGAGTGAACCTAAAGCTTCAGGTATTGATGCGGCATATGATTGATATTACAATTCGCCAATCAAATCCTAACTGTTTGGTGTATTATACTATCACAGTAGGAGATTGGATCTATGATGGTGATGCCCTTGATATTAATTCGGCACTCACAATGATTCA